TTATCAATCTACTTACTGCTGCCGATGATGTATTGATTGAACCAGAAGATGATTTTGGTTTCAATGAATCCTTTACATATCTTGGTGATAGCAAAGCATACAGTCCCACAAGAAAAATTGATATCTAACTATTATGTCTAAATTTGACGCTATTGATGATGCACTTAATGTGGAGAGTAGTATTGTAGAAAAAGAAAAACACGTTCCTATTAAAAGACCGGAAGAAAATACTCATATACAAAAGGACTATGAGTACACTCGTGCCAATTTATATTCTTTAATAGAAAAGGGTCAAGAAGCAATTAATGGAATTATGGAACTTGCAGGTGAAAGTGCAAGTCCTAGAGCATATGAAGTTGCTGGACAGTTAATTAAAAGTGTTGCAGATACAACTGATAAACTAGCAGATCTTCAAAAGAAACTCAAAGATCTTGAAGAAAATAATACTAAGAGTGGTCCTAACAGTGTTACCAACAATGCAGTGTTTGTAGGGTCTACAACAGAACTACAAAAACTATTAAAACAAGGTTTTCTAAATAGTAATACTACCAATTCTAATAAGAATGAAAAAGTGTAAGCAGGGTTATTACTACTGCCATACTGATAAAAAGTGTAAGCGAATCCCTGGTGGATATCGTGTAGGTCTAGGTGGTTATCTCCGTAGAGAAAGAGAAGAAGAAAAGTCTGAAGATAATAGTGAAACCGAAACTAAGAAGAATGGAAATGGCAATGTTTCTAATGGCAATGGTAATGGCAATGGTGGTAATGGTAATGGGAGTGGCTCTTCTGGATCCAACGGTGGTAATGGAGGAGGAGGAGTAAGCGAAGGTTTGAGTAGCAAATATATGAAAAGTATTGTAGAAAGTGACGGCAAGTCTTCTAAGGATAAAGGATATTCTCTTCGTGATTGGTTTAAGGGTGGTGGATGGAAACAGACTGGTGGTAAGTATGATGGGAAACCTTGTGCAAAACAACCAGGACAGAAAACAAAACCATATTGTCGTGATGCAGATGACCGTGCATCAATGAGTAAAGATGAAAGAAACAAACGTGCTTCTAAAAAGAGAGCAGAAGATCCAAATCCAACTAGAAAAGGGAAGGCAAAAATCGTGACTCAAGAATCTTATTCAAACTGGAGAAAAGACTTAGAACAACTTGATGAGTTTTTAGCTGGTAAACCCGGTGATGGATATATTGGACATCCCAATCTAGATATCAAGAATCCTCTCGCCAAAAAACAAGTTAAAAAAGAAGTTTTACCTGGATCTAAGGGTGGTGGTGTAGTCAACAGAGTTGGTGCTGCATTGGGTGATAGAAATATGAAATATAATAAAATGTTGAATCAATCATTTGAACCAGAAGGTGAACTAGTTGATGAGGGTAAGAAAGATGCTTGTTATAATAAGGTCAAGTCTCGTTATGATGTATGGCCTTCTGCTTATGCTTCTGGTGCTTTAGTCAAGTGTCGTAAGGTTGGCGCTAAAAACTGGGGGAACAAAACCAAGAAAGAAGAGTTTGAACTTGGCGAATCAAAGAAAGATAAATTGAAAGAAATTTCATCACAATTGAAAGGTGCATCTAAACTGCATTCACAGCAATCTAAAAAAGTTTCTGCTGTTGCTGATGCTATTGAAGAAGCAAAGAAGTGCTGGCCTGGATATGAAAAGAAAGGCACCAAAAAAATGTTTGGTAAGACCTATAACAACTGTGTGAAGAAAGAAGGTTTCTCTAACTGGAGAGATAATTATATTCCAACTGATTATGAAACTACAAACTTGATCACCAATCAAGATGTTCTTGGAGAAGACTGGACAAAAAAGTCCGGTAAGGATCCAGAGGGTGGATTAAACGAAAAGGGCAGAAAGTCCTATGAGCGTGAGAACCCTGGATCTGATCTCAAGAGACCTTCGAAAGAAGTTGGTAATAAGCGTAGATCATCATTCTGTGCAAGAATGAAGGGAATGAAAAAGAAACTAACTTCTTCCAAAACTGCTAACGATCCAAACTCAAGAATAAATAAATCATTGAGAGCTTGGAATTGTTGATTAGTTTATGAGTGAAGTATATCTTGGTAATCCGAATTTAAAAAAAGCAAATACGGAGATTGAATTTACAGAGGATCAAATCATTGAGTTCCTCAAATGTAAAGAAGATCCTGCATATTTTGCCAATAACTACATTAAAATCATTTCACTTGATGAGGGTCTAACACAGTTCCGTCCATATGATTTTCAAGAAAAATTAATTCATAATTTTCATAACAACAGATTCAACATATGTAAGATGCCACGTCAGACTGGCAAATCTACAACTGTGGTATCATATTTACTTCATTATGCAGTTTTTAACGATAGTGTAAATATTGGCATTCTTGCTAACAAAGCAGCAACAGCTAGAGAATTATTAAGCAGACTGCAAACTGCATATGAGAACTTGCCTAAATGGATGCAGCAGGGTATACTATCCTGGAATAAAGGATCGATGGAGTTAGAGAATGGGAGTAAGATACTGGCATCTTCTACGTCTGCAAGTGCTGTCCGAGGCATGTCGTTTAACATCCTCTTCCTCGACGAGTTTGCGTTCGTTCCAAACCATGTTGCAGACTCGTTCTTTGCATCTGTTTATCCTACTATTACTTCTGGCAAAAACACCAAAGTAATTATTGTATCCACGCCACATGGTATGAATCACTTCTACCGTATGTGGCACGATGCAGAAAAAGGTAAAAATGAATACATACCAACCGACGTTCATTGGTCTGAAGTCCCCGGTAGAGATGATGTTTGGAAGGAACAGACTATTGCCAATACTTCTGAGCAGCAGTTTAAAGTTGAGTTTGAGTGTGAGTTCCTTGGATCAGTCAATACACTAATCAATCCTGCGATTCTTAAAAATCTTATCTATGAAGATCCTATCAAAAAGAATGCTGGGTTAGATATATACGAAGAATATAAACCGGAACATAACTACCTTCTTACTGTCGATGTTGCTCGTGGGTTGGGTAAAGATTATTCTGCATTTATCGTATTTGATATTACAGAATTTCCATACAAAGTAGTTGCAAAATATAGGAATAATGAGGTAAAACCAATGTTATTCCCAAATATTATACAACAAACCGCGAAAGGGTATGATAACGCTTGGGTATTGGTAGAAGTCAATGATATTGGAGAGCAGGTGGCAAACATTCTCCATTATGATTTGGAATACGACAATATGTTGATGGCAGCAATGAGAGGTCGTGCTGGTCAAGTTGTTGGTCATGGTTTTTCTGGTAAGAAATCGCAGATGGGCGTAAGAACAACTGCACAAGTTAAGAAACTTGGTTGTTCAAACCTTAAGATGATGGTTGAAGATTATAAGTTACTTACATTAGATTATGAAATTATTTCCGAATTGACCACCTTTGCACAAAAGCACAATTCCTTTGAAGCAGAAGAGGGATGTAATGATGACCTTGCAATGTGTCTTGTCATTTTTGCTTGGTTAGTAGCACAAGAATATTTTAAAGAGATGACGGACAATGATGTCCGAAAAAGAATCTACGAAGAACAAAAAAATCAAATTGATCAAGATATGGCACCATTTGGATTTTTGGATGATGGTCTAGGTGAAACTTCATTTGTAGATAATTCTGGTGATACATGGCATATTGATGAATATGGAGACCGTTCTTATATGTGGGATTATCAGTAATGGATCTTGATGAGCAGGTTGATTTAGAACATCTTTTATTTCTTGATAGAAGATGTAAGACCTGTGGAGAAGTCAAGAACCTATTGGAAGATTATTATCGAACTAGAAAAAATAAGGGATCTCTACCATCATCATATTCTTATGAATGTAAAGACTGTATGAAAAATAGAGTCATAAGAAATAGAAAAAAGATTATAATAATACGTGAAGAGTACCCAGATTGGTGATGTTTACGCACTGTTTTCCCATTGAAAATGCCCCTTATTCTAAATAGTTTTAGAAATATTCTGGAAAGAGGAGAACATAAAGATGCCACTAAATTTAGCATCTCCTGGAATTGTAGTAAGAGAAGTAGATCTTACGATTGGAAGAGTTGATGCAACATCAGCTTCTATCGGTGCAATAGTTGCACCTTTTGCCCAAGGACCAGTTGATTCGCCGTTTCTCACTACGAGTGAGGCAGATCTTCTTAAAATCTTTGGTGGACCATATGAGACAGGAAAGCAGTATGAATCTTGGATGGTAGCATCCTCATACTTAGCATATGGAGGAACTCTACAAGTTGTAAGAGCAGATGATGATCAACTGACTAACTCTTTTGTTGGAGCAGCATCAAGCGTTAAGATCAAGGCAGATGATCATTACGAGCAACTTGGTTATGACAATAACACAATTACTGACGTAACATTTGCCGCAAGAAATCCAGGTTCTTGGGCAAACGGTATTAGAGTCGCAACAATTGATGCTAAAGCAGATCAAATTTTGGCAGGTATATCTACAGCAGATACTGCGGGTATTGGATCAATCAGAGTGGGTATGGCTGTTACCCAAGCATTCTCTGCAACTCTTCCAGGAAACGGTGCAACTAGTACCCTTGATGGATATCTCAAAGGTATCGTCACAGAGGAACTTAGTAGTGGAGAACTTGGT